TACTGATTACTCATTGCCATTCCAATACATTGGATGGACTTGGATTGTTGGTGATACATATCATCGTCCTTATGCTGAAGATTTCATTGATGACATTGAGCAGTATGATGCTTTGTCTAAGGTTCTTACTCAAGGTAGTATTATTGCTAGTAAGTCATTGATATTTGTAGACCAGAAGGGAAATAGAACCAAGATTAAAGATGTATCTGACTCTGAGAATGGTGATATCATTAATGGTAGAGCTGATGATGTAACAGCATTTCAATTACAGAAGAACTTTGACTTTCAAGTTCCAATGGCTAGACTACAAGAGATTGGTAAACACTTATCTAAATCATTCTTGGATAGCCAATCAGTTACTAGAGATGCAGAAAGGGTTACAGCTCAAGAGATACAATATATGGCTCAAGAGCTAGAGAAGTCTAGTCTATCAGGTGTCTATTCTAAATTGGCTAAGAAGCTTTCTAAGCGTATTGTAGAGTGGATTATGCAAGAGATTAACATCAAGTTTGATGGTATCTCTATTAACGTAATCACTGGACTAGATGCACTAGGCAGAAGCCAAGAAGCTCAGAAGCTAGATGCTTATATGCAACGAATGGGAGCTATGGGAATGATTGATATGTTCAATAAAGCTGAACTAGCAATTAGATATGCAAGCTTTGATGGTATTGATACAACTGGACTATTAAAACCTCCATCTCAAATAGCTCAGGAGCAACAACAAGCCCAACAACAAGCTGCTATGGCTCAAGGTGACCAAGCACTAGCTCAATCAGCTGGACAAGCAATGGGTGAACACCTAGCACCACAAGGTTAAATACTTGTGGTACAATTACAGTTCAAATAAAACTAAAGGAACGTCCAAATGGCTCGTACACCAGCATTAACAGAAGAAGAAGTAGAGGTTGTAGTAGTTCCAGATGAGAACTCTACACATATCCATACATATAGCGCAGAAGAATATAAGGCTATGAGTAAAGCTAACGGTACAGTAATGGGTCGTAAGCAAGGTCAAAAGACAAAGCTATCAACAGAGGAACTAAGGGTTCTTATTAATGAGAAGTGGACATCTGAGGAAGTCAAAGACAAGCATGGTCTTGACGATGAAGAGTTGAAGCAAGTAGTTTGGAAACTATCTCAAGAAGAACGTCTTGATAAACCAATTAAGTTTGGAAAGCTGTAACAGATGGCTGAAGAACTACAAGACCCTATGGCTCAATACCAAGAGCCAGTAGAAGAAACAGTCGTAGAAGATGATGCTGGTGGATTGCCATCAGTCAAAGAAGAGTCAGCTATTGCATTAGAGAACTTCCAGTTCACTGAAGAGCAAGTAGCTAAGTATTTCAAGAATGGTAAGCTACAAGGTAGGTTTGATAATATTGAGGGAGTATTAAATACTCTTAAATCAGTAGAGGATAAGTATGCTAATGCAGTTAGGGAGCAAAAGTCATCTGCAACAAAAGTTGATATGAATGAAGTAGCTCAACCATTGATTGAAAAGTTTATGGCTGACAATATGGAACTAACACCAGAATTGATTGCTGAAGCTGAGAGTAAAGGCATTGACATTCGTGATGTTAAGCTTGCTGCTATTGATATTCGTGAACAAGTAGCTAAATCTCACGCTATTGTAGGTGGAGCAGATGAGTATAATGCAATGCTAGAATGGGGAAGAACCAATCTAGATGATGCTAAGAAGGCTGAGTTTGACAAAGGCTTAAAGTCTGGTATGGGAGAATATGCCATTAAAGGATTATACGCTGACTATAAAGCTAGTCTATCTGATTCATCAACACCTACTCAACGAATTAGTGGCAACACAAACAATGCTCCATCAACTGGTGGATACACTTCACAATTAGAAATTATGAAGGATAAGGCTTACTTAAATACAATGCAAGGACGTAATGATAGAGCAGCTCAAGCAGCTCACCAAGCTCGTCTAGCACGCACTCCAGACCACGTTGTGTTTGGACGATAAAAAATAACACTTGACATATAATAAAAAATATGTCTATAATTTCAAAGGTTTGTTGGGGAAACCCAACAGCGGAAAACATTCTTCACAAGACTCTAGTATATTGCTGGTAACCTTAGTAAGTTTGTAGATATGTTGGGCGAAACACAACCAAATAACTTTACAAACAATCCCATATCGGGAATAAGGATTTACTATGCCATATACTGGAGCTTCTACACCTTCCGTAGGTACAACTTCTGCTGCAACTCTTAGTCGTGATGTATATCTTGATACATTACAAGCGTTTACTCGTAATTTGATTTTTGTTCCTTACTTGTATACACAAACAATTCAAGGTGGTACTGGTGGTCAGTTCATCATTGAAGGTAAAATGGATGCTGCTGATAACAACATTGCATCATATTCTGCTGGTACACAAGTTAACGTAACTGCTGGTACACAAGACCAACGTATTATTAACCTTGACCGTCCTCAATATGAAGCACGTCGTATTGACCGTTTCGATGAAGCTGTTGCTAAATATGATGTAATTGCTATGCAAGTTCGTCAGATGAGTGCTAACTTGGCTGCTAAGGTTGACCGCAAATGTGCTGCTGCTATTGAAGCTGCTTCTCTTGCAACTGGTTTAGCTGGAAACGGAAATGGTTCAGTTGTTGTTAATGCTAAACTTCTTGGTGGTGCTTCTGCTGCAACTACTCCATCTGCTCTTGGTGATGAACTTGCTGCATCTATCTTCGCTGCTGCTGCTGCTATTCGTGCTTCAGATGATATGGGTGATGCTTATGTTGCTGTTAATCCTCAACAATACTCATTCTTGGTTCAATCTGCTCGTGCTACTTATGGTGAGTATATGGACGGAAACAACGGTGGATACAACACTGGTAAAGTAATGATGATTGGTGGAGTTACTGTTCTTCAGACTAACCAACTTCCTTCAACTGCTGGTCTTATTGGTTTGGTATTTACTAGCCAAGCTGCTGGTCTTGTTAAGCTATGGGACGTTCAGTCTAAAATCTCTGAGCAACCTGATTTCTTGGATGCTAAATTGATTACTGCTTCTTTCTCTAACGGTGTTGGTACTCTTCGTCCTAACTCTGCTGTATCAATCAAGAATGTCTGATTAGTTTAAGTTTTACTTAAGCTTTTAATATCCTCTTCGGAGGGTATAATAAATTTTAAGGAGCTTCTATGGCATATATCCAAAACGAATACGACTCAAGCAAGTTGCTTCTAACTGCTATCAATGTATTGCTACAAACAATCAATGAACTACCTATTGAGTCTGATACTGACTTGGCTAATTCAACTACTGGGCAACTGGCAGAGATGGTTCTACTAGAAGTAAAGAAAGCTGTACTAGCTGGTGGATGGGATTTCAATACTGATGAAGGCTATGAGTTCCCAGTAGATAATACTGGAGAGATTGCTATTCCAATGAATGTATTAGATATTACAGCATCTAGTGAAAAGAAGATTATTATGAGAGACTGGAGACTGTATGATAAGACTCTGTTTACTAATAAGTTTGATGAACCAGTTAAGTGTGATGTAATATGGGATATGGACTTCAATGCTTTAACTCATCCTATTCGTCATTACATTACTATCAGAGCAGCTAGAATATTCCAAGCTAGAACTATTGGTGATACAGCATCATACTCATATACAACTAAAGACGAGGAAGATGCTTTCGTATCAGCCAAGATGAGTGAGAGTAGAACTGGTAAATACAATATGATTAACTCATCATTTGGTATTCAGATGAAAGGGAACAGATAATGGCTCTAGTCCATAATAACCTACTCAGTATCTTCTCTGGGGTAAGCAAACAATCACTTGACCAAAGATTGCCAAACAATTGCGAGGAGATGATTAACGCATATCCTACTATATCAACTGGTGTTAGACGTAGAAATCCTACAGTACAAGTAAATACAAATACTCTACTAGAGGACAATCAGTTTGTGCATAGCTATGATAGAGGACTAGCTGGTGAGTCATCAGAGCAATATATAGTTACAATTGATAGGGTTAATGGTCTTAGAGTTATGGAAGCATCTACTGGCGCATACAGAACAGTTACGTATAGCGGTAGTGCATTAAACTATTTAGAGTCCTCTAACCCATCAATAGGGTTCTCTGCATTAACTATCAAAGACACTACGTTTATAGCCAACAAAGAAATCATCCCTCAGATACAAGGCTTTGGTGCAACAGCAACTCTAAACTATAAGTCTGTAAACGTATCTACTGCTGGGTTCTCAAATGGATACAATACCATAGATAGCGTAAATGATTTTGAAATAAAAAGTTCAATCAAATATAATCTAGCTCCAGCTAGGATAAAAACATATACAAATTCAATATTATACGCTGACTCTTCGTTAGGAGCTACAACAACAGTAGTGGTAGATGGAATAAACATTGTATACAATACATCAATTAAGGTTGTTGGACTAAATACATACCCTGAAACTATCTATGAATATAGAGCAAATTTATATAGCTTAATTACTAGCAAACTTCCTTCTGATTTATATAGAGTAGTATTGTCATTAAATGGAGCCATAGAGATGTATAAGCTAGATACAACTGCTATTACGATTACAAGCTCTATATCATTTCCTTCTGATGTTACATCTCTACCACCAGCTGTAAGTCAAACAACTGGATACCCTTGGAGCCCAGTAGGAAGTACTAATATTGGAGCAACTGCTATAGTAAGTATCACATCATCTACATCAAGTGGAAGCCTACCAAATACATCAACATACGATAAAGAGTCATACATATGGATTAAGTATGCAAGTGTAGATGCTGCATTTCCATATTCATATACTTGTACTCTATACAATACAAATGGAACAGTAGTATCAACTAAGACATACAGTGGTATTAATTCTGATACTATTGCTGCTCAGTTTGCTACTTGGGCTAATGGCTTAACTGGTTTTACTGGTGAGTCAAGTGGAGCTATTGTAAAGATTAAACGAACTGATGGGAATGACTATACTATTGTTATGAGTGACAGCTATGGGAATCAAGGTAGTTTTGCTTGGAAAGGTGTAGTAACATCTATGAGTGACCTACCAAAACATTTTCCTTACAAAGATACTATAGTAAAAATTGATGGTGTTCAGCGTAATGATGATATTGCTTATTGGGTAAAGTATAATGGTACTCAATGGTATGAGTCTATTGACCCAACGATGAATAATAAGATTATAGATACAACAATGCCACATAAGCTTGTTAGAAATGCAGACTATACATTTACTCTATCAGCAATAGATTATGATGACATAATGGTTGGAGATATTCATTCACAAGCTATTCCAGAGTTTATTGGTTCTCCAATTAAAGACATATTTTTTGTTAATGGTAGATTTGGAATATTAACTAAGAATGGTATATCACTATCTCAGCAAGGTAGCTTCACAAATTTCTTTAGAACTACTATCCTCAGTATATTAGATGATAGTGCTATTACTACTTACATTGATAGCAATAAGTCTGTTGGTCTTGAGTATGCTGT